AACTCAAACAACTGGAACAGGTGTTACAGCGATAGGAAAAGTTCTTGGATATGATCAAGTGACAGGTGTTTTAAAATATTGGCAGGATAGAACAATGGCAGGTTTTACAACAGTTGGTGTTGGAACCACTGCACCTATTCATGGATTCAATGCCGATAGATTTACTGCTGAAATATCTGATGGTGGTAGTTTTAGTATAGTTCCAAATAACGGTTCTACAACGTTAGCGATTCAAACTTCATTTAGCGGTCTATCAACCTCAATAAATAATAAGACATATTATCTTGGTCAAACATTTACTAATGGAGTGTCAAACCCAGAGGTGAAAAAATACTCTGGTAATATAATATACGTTGATCATCGACCAGCTATCACTCGTTCTTCTAACCAAAAAGAAGATATTAAAGTTATATTGCAATTCTAATCACTCATGGCTCAAACAACTAATCTAAACGTATCGCCATATTTTGACGATTTTAATGCAGATGACAACTATTATAAGATATTGTTCAAACCGGGATTACCGGTTCAAGCAAGAGAATTAACTGGTTTACAATCAATATTACAAAACCAAATTGCAAAATTTGGTCAACACGTATTTAAAGAGGGTGCTAAAGTCATACCCGGAAATACAACATATTTTAGAGATTATAGTTGTGTAGAATTAAATAATGAATATCTAGGAATTACTGTACAATCATATATTAATCAACTACTAAATCGTAAAATTGTAGGTTTAACATCAGGTGTTTCTGCGACTATCGTTAAAATTCTTAATTCTTCAGAGTCTGAAAGAGATAATTTAACAATTTATGTAAAATATGATTCATCTGGTGTTAATAATATTAACAAAACATTTATTGATGGCGAAACATTCGCAGCTGATGTTGACATAGTTTCAGGGCCTGAAAATAGTTCATTTATCCCAAGAGGGGAGTCTTTTGCATCTGCAATATCGACCAACGCAACCTCTACTGGAGCTTCATATTCAGTTTCGGAAGGAGTTTACTTTGTTAGAGGAACATTTGTTAATGTTCCAACACAAACACTTATATTAAGTCAATATTCAAACACCCCAACAGGTAGAATTGGTTTAAGAATTTTAGAAGAGACAATAAATTCTGACGAGGATGAGAATCTAACAGATAATTCAAAAGGATTTAATAATTTTGCTGCTCCCGGAGCTGATCGTTTAAAAATAACATGCAATTTATTTTTTAAAGGAATAGATGATCTAAATGATGATGATTTTGTTGAACTTGCATCTGTAAGAAACGGAATTTTAAGAACAAAAGCAACAACATCTGATTATAACGTTCTTGATGATGAACTTGCAAGGAGAACATACGCAGAGTCTGGCGATTACACTGTTAGACCATTTTCAATAACAGTAAGAGATTCGTTAAATGATGAATTAGGTAATAATGGTGTATATAATGAAGGTGAATCAACAGAGGGTGGTTTAATAGCTAATGAGGATTTAGCATTATTTCAAGTATCTGCAGGAAAAGCTTTTGTAAGAGGTTATGAACTTGATAAAACAAGTTCTACTTTTCTTGATGTTCTTAAACCAAGAACAGTTAAGACACTTAAGGGTAAAAGAATAAATTATAATACAGGGTCAACACTCAGATTAAATAATATAAAAGGTTCTCCAGAAGTTGGTCTTGGAAATACATTTGTTGTAAGTCTTAGAGATCAAAGACATATTGGACTACCAATCAACTCTGGCATAGCGACTGGAAAGGAAATAGGTCTTGCCAGAGTATATGATTTTGCTTTAGAATCAGGATCATATAATGCGACTAATGGAAATGTTAATGAATACGACATTTCATTATATGATATTCAAACATTTACTGAAGTTACTATAAATACCAATCATACTCTTTCAACACCAGTATTTGTAGAGGGTAAATTTAGTGGTGCGACAGGATTTTTAAGATCATCTGTTTCAAATAGCACATCTTTAACTTTGTATGAAACACAAGGTGATATCGTGCCAAATGAACCTCTCATATTTAATGGTATTGAAGATACTCGTGTTGCGTTAGCAATAACTTCATTTGGTGTATCTGATGTAAAATCACTTTTTGCTGGCCCAACATTAGGGTTAGATGGAAATGTTGGAGCTGCTCAAAGTTTTGTAAGTGATGTAGTGCAGAAAGATCAATTTATATTTGGTGATGCGACAGTAACAGTTGTTAACGGAAAAACTGGATTAAGCACAGTTACAAGTTCAAATCCACAATTTCCCGGTAAATTAAAAGTTGGTAATTTAGTAAGATTTGGTGGTTTAAATAATGACTTAAAAACGTTAGCTAGAATCGTAGAAGTTGGAACAAGTAGTGTTTCTATAACAGGAGTTGCTACAGTCACCGGTGTGACTGAGGGTCAACTTCCTTTAATAAATTCTGTTGGTGTCACAACAGTTGCTGGTGAATTAGGTTTTTTAAATACACCTGATCTAACACTCGTTACAACTCCATTTGAAAAATCTCTTGATAATGCATTATTTACCGAATTACCAAAAGATAACATATCTGATGTTGATATATCAAGTGCAACTTTAAATATAAGAAAAACTTTTGATGTTACTATTGATGCATCAAATAATCAAATGAGTGCTGCAGTTTCTGCTGGTACTAATGAAACATTTTTACCTTTTGATGAAGAAAGATACTCATTAGTTAGAAAATTTGATGGTGTAACTGAAGTATTAACATCGGATAAATTTACCTTTACTGATGGTAACGGATCTCTTCAAATAAAAAATGTTGGAGCAGATCTAAGTGCTAATCAAGGTGCTACTTTAGTCGCTACTCTCGCAAAAACTAATCCAAAAGCAAAAGTAAAAAGAAAACAAAGAGTAAACAGCATAACTGTTACAAAATCCAAAATTGAGGGATCAGGCACTGGTGGAACAACTCTGAACGATGGATTAGAGTTTGGGAGTTTCCCGTTTGGAACTCGTGTTCAAGATAAAAAAATATCACTTAATACTCCAGATGTTCTTGATGTTTTAGGTATATTTGAATCCACTACTACAGGTGATGCATCTGCACCTAAAATAACATTGTCTTCTATTGACAGTGCTGCTGGAAAAACATCAGACATGATTATTGGTGAAAAAATAAAAGGATTAAGATCAGGTGCGATTGGCATATACGCTGAGAGAATAAGTGATACTCAAATTGCATTTTTACCATCTAATGGAAATGAGTTTAAAGAGAATGAGACTATTCAATTTTTAGAGTCAAATATAAGAGCCATTGCTAATACAATTGATGTGCCAAGTAAAATTGTAACTAATAATTATAAATTTAATACTGGTCAAAAAGCAACATTTTATAATCACGGATTTATTACAAGAGTAAAAGATGCTGACGAACCCACAAAAAGATTAAAGATTTATTTTAAAAATGCATATTTTGAATCATCAGATGATGGAGATGTAACAATCAAAAATTCATATGATGGATTAGATTACAAAAATGATATTAGATCAATAAATGGTATTAGAAACACAGATTTGATTGACATTAGACCAAGAGTCTCTGAATATACTGTCTCTGAAAGCACCAGATCACCGTTAGAATTTTTAGGAAGAGCATTTAATGCAGATGGAAGTTCAGCCGCAAACGTTCTGGCTTCCGATGAATCAATATTGCTTGATTTCTCTTTCTATCTTGGAAGAATTGATAAAATATATTTAACAAAATACGGTGAACTCTTAGTATCTCAAGGTGCACCCGGTGAAGATCCAGATAAGCCAGTTGCAATTGATGATGCCTTAGAAATAGGTGAGGTTAATTTACCACCTTATCTTTTTGATGTATCAGATGCCTCAATATCTTTCTTGAAGCATAAGAGATATAGAATGAAGGACATCCGCAAATTAGAGGATAGGATAAAGAATCTTGAATTTTATACATCATTATCATTACTTGAAACCGCAACTGCAAACTTATTTGTAACTGATGAAAATGGATTAAATAAATTTAAATCAGGATTCTTTGTTGATAATTTTACATCATTCTTACCTCAAGAAACAGGTATAAAGTTAAAAAATAGTATTGATACATTTCAAAAAGAGGCGAGACCAACACATTATACAAATTTAATTGATTTACAATTGGGGCCTGTTGAGGGACAAAATAATATTTTTAATGGTGCAGATCCAGAAGGAACAAATATTAAAAAAACTGGTAGTATTGTTAGTTTAGATTATGATGAAACTGTATTTCTAAGTCAACCTTTTGGAACAAGATCAGAAAGTGTAACACCCTTTATACTTAATTTTTGGAAAGCATCATTAGATTTAATACCAGCATCTGATACATGGGTTGATACTGTAAGGTTAGAACCAAAAATTATTCCAACAGAAGGTAATTATGCATCAACTGTCGCTGAAGCTGAGAGAACTCAAGGGTTTGATCCACAAACAGGACTAACAGACATATTATGGAATGGTTGGCAAACTGTTTGGACGGGAACTGAAACCGAAACTCACACCCATGCTCCAAGAACAACTCGAAGAGAACAGGGTGGTTTCGAGATTACTGAAACAACTCAGGATATCTTTACTAGCACTTTTAGAACTGGAACATCAACAAGATCTGGAACAAGACAATTAATTACAGAAACATTTGATCAAGAATCTGTGGGTGATAGAACTGTAAGTAAGGAAGCGATTCCAATAATGAGATCTAGGAATATCACATTTGAGGGTAAAGGATTTAAACCACAATCTAGATTATATGCATTTTTTGACGGTGTAAACGTAACAAAATATTGTACACCAAAATTATTAGAAATCACCATGAAATCTGGTGTATTTCAAGTTGGAGAAACTGTAACTGGTACAGTAACATCCAATCAAAATATTTCATCAGATCCTGCAAAAATAACATTTAGACTTGCAAACTCCAATCACAAGGAGGGGCCATATAATGCACCAACAAGAATATATGCAAAAAATCCATATACAACAAGCACAGCAGTTACTGCCTTAGAAACTTACTCTGGCACTCCCGGATTTGTTCAGTTAACTGGTGCGAGTGCATCTGTAATACCATCAACTTATTCATCAACATCAACCACATTAAATATTGATTTAGTCTCATTAGCAGAACAACCACAAGGTGATTTCTTTGGTAGAGTTGAAACTGGTATGATATTGAAAGGTGGAACCTCCGGTGCTGAAGCTGAAGTGTCAGATGTAAGATTAATTTCCGACTATGCAGCATCGATGCAAGGTAGTTTCTTTATTCCAAATCCAAATATTGATGTA